CACCTCCCTAAGTTCCCAACCAATCCAACAAAACCACACATCTCAAACACAGATAATATGGATGTACGGCCCCACTGCCTTCGGCAGATAGCCGGTCGGCTGGTGGCACCGAAGGTGACCCCTCTGGCGTTATTCATCATAATGTGGGCGTGGGGGTGTGGCGAACAAACGTTCGATTGTGGATAACCCCCCCCATCGTGTAAAGGTTGCCTAACATGTTAGGGATGCTTAACACAGTGCGCCTATGGTCGAACGTATGTTTGTCGAACATGTGTTTGGGGTATCGTTGGGTGTGATGGGTGGCTATCTGAAAGAATGATGGGTGTGGGGTTGACATTGGTGTGATGGTGTGTTATGGTGTTGTTATCGGGTTGAGAGAGAACCCGAAAGAAATTTCGGAAAGTTTTGCGAAATGGGTTGACAAGTTCGCAAGTTTCTGATACAGTGTTATCAACATAGAGAAAGAGAGAGATATGAGAAATTCCGAGGCTCGTTTCAAGGGTAAGGAGATAGCGTTTGTGAATGGTGTTTATTACCGTTGCGTAGACGATGGGGCGTGGGATGAACTCGCCAACACATACGAGTGGAATTCTGCCGAGTCCCAACTTGTTCGTGAACATTACGAGCGTGCTTTAGACCGTATTGAGACATTTCTAGGTATCTGAGACTGACCTACTCAACCTGAGCATGTTGTAAAACTGCTCAACCCAACAACAGAGAAAGAGAGACAACATGACATATTCACACGAGGCAACAGAGTTGCGTCTGTACATTGTGAACGATCATCATTTATGGATGGATCGTCGCCCAGAGTTCTGGCGAAACCTTGATCGGCATATGGTGCGAGGCAACTTCGACAGTGATAAGGCGATCACGTTACTGATGTATCTTGTCAGTGAGGCAGCTCGCCAGTATTGTAAGGAGTTCGGCGGTACTGTTCGCAGTGTGTTCCCTAAGGATGTGCGAGAGAGTGTCGCACGCCATCTCTTAGAGTGTTACGCTGACGACTTGCGTGACGCAGAATGTGAGATGGCATCGTGAGCGCAGTCTGGCAGAGTCCGAGCGATCGAGCAAAAGACTCAGCGCACACGCAGGGTTACGAATTAGAGTGCTATTCGTGTGGCAAGGTTGGCGAAATTGGCGAGCAGTTTCGTCTAGTTAGTTGGGGTCGCCAATGTTGCGACTGCCAGAGTTACGAGGTTCACGTTACACAACAACAGAGAAAGAGAGAGAGAAATGAGAACAACGTATTGTGTGTGGTATGCGAGTGCAGGTTGCCTACCTGACAGTGAGTACCCTGAGTTTGTTGGCACGCTTAACGAGTGCGAACAGTGGATAGTTGATAATGAGCATGACTATGTGCGACCCGATGTTGTGCATGACTTGTATTCGCTGAGTGTTGGCGAGTGGGAGGTTGACGACGATGAGTAAGCTTTACCAATTAGACATGACTCGCATGTCATTCTTCACCATTTTTGTAGAGGCTGAGACTGAGGCTGAGGCTCGCATGTTGGCAGAGAATGGCGACTATGAAGAGCATTACATTGAGACTGAGGTTGAGATAGGTGAGTGCTATTGCGAAGAGGTTGCGTCGTGATCGCACATTTTACTGAGACACAAATTATGGATATGAAGATAGGTTTCACTGCGCTCGCATTGTTGGCAGTGTTCCGAGTTGGACTCTATGCGTGGGATACTCGCAACGATTTTGACAGACCGAAGAAACATGGTGACATGAGAAAGAGAGAGAACTAATGAGACTGTCGCTAGTTGACAACATTCCCGATGACTCTATTGTTGAGAGTCTTTTGGAAGGTGAACGCCCAACATGGCAGTGTGCCGAAGGTACGTTTCGGTTCACGTTCCGTGAAGAGGATGATGAGTTTTGCGATGTTCGTGATGACGACTGGTATGGGAAGATTGAGAGAGCTGACTCTCACCCATATCGGTTTGGGTGTAACGCTCAAAGGCCTGAAGGTTTTGATGGACGTGCTCGTCTGTTGAAGACTCGTTACGATGCAGTGTGGTGGCAACCTGACGATGACATGGATGATGTGATGATTGAGAGTGCTCGTGAGGTTTTGATGAACATTCTCGAATATGGGTATGTTGCTCATTCTGTTGAGGTAGAACGTAAGTGTGACTGTTGCGATAGGTGGAGTACCGTTGCGTCGTCGTATCGTGGTGGTAACGAACCGTTTCGCAGTGTGGGGTCTTACGATATGTCCGAGTTATTGTGGGAGGCTCTTGATTACACGGAGGTGGAGTCGTGAGGCTTACGAGACAACGATGGGAAACGATAGTTCGTGCTATGAATTTTTGGGAAGCGGAGGTTGAAGATATGGAAGTTTTTGACCACCCAGATGCAAGCCGAGAGCGTAGACAGTTTGAGTCTGCGATGGAATATGTAATGTCAATAGAACCGATAAAGAAAGAGAGTAAGTAATGAACAATGGAGAGCAAGTAACGTGGACAGTGTGCGACACACCACCTGAGCGTGCATACAAAAAGAAAACGAGTTACCAGAAATGGTCAGAGATTTTTACGCAAATTGGTGAGTCAACTAATGGTGAGTGGGTTCAGCTGGATGGCGAGTTCAGTCAAGGTGAGGCTCAGTCTGTGTACCAGGCTGGTCGTCGTCATTCTGAGGCTGGCACGTTGGGGAAGGTGAACATCGCTATGCGTACTGCGCGTGTGTTGGATGAGTCGTATCGTGATGGTGCGAAGAAACGTATGTACAGTTTGTTTATTCAAGTAGAAAAAATATTTGACAAGTCTTGACAAGTATGTTATGATGTTATTTATCGGTACTCTTAGTTGAGTGTCGAACAACAGAGAAAGAGAGAAATGAAATGGAAGATATTGTAGTTCAGATTAGTGCGTCTGCGCTTTCTGACCACATGAACAGGTTGTACCAAGATGGTGATGAGCGGGATGTTTTCCCTCACATCGACGAGGAAGGTGCGACCATCACGTTTATCAAAGCAGGTAAGCGTAGTTGTGTGGTTAGTTTGACTCGGCCTGCGTTGGTTCAGTTCATTGACGATATGGATTATCAGGTTGAGTTTGCTGAGGATGCGCCTGCGTACACTGCGATGTGCAGGCGTGCGCTTGCCAAGTTGAGGGAGGTGGCATCGTGATGTTGGAACCAAACCCAGATCGTTCCGTCACCCAAAGGCATGACGACGAATACCATGAGTTCCCTGCCACGCTCGGAATGTTTGTGGATATCAACGTCGATTTAGACACTGACCCGAAGAACATTTGTATTGAGGTAATGATTATTGAGCAGGACTTCGATGACCCGTTGGGTCAGAAAACCCGTGCGTTCGATGGTGGTGAGTGGGTTGGTACTATCCGTGTGCCGATCTCAATGCTAGAGAGGAGGTCAACTGATGTGGCTCCCAAGAATTACCCGATGCCCACACGATGACTGTCGCTCAACAAACCTTGACCGCATAGAAGATGAGTTCCTTGACAACAGCGTGCAAGAACTATGGCAATGCTGGGAATGTAAACGCTACTGGTCAGAGGTGTACCGCTTAGAGTCTTTTCGTTTGCTGATATCCGATGACGAGATTGAGAGTTGGGGTGAGCCTGATGACTGACTGGGAGTTTGTTCACGATGAGGTAGCGGAAGCTTTACATACTTACCGTGAGTGGCAGTTCGATCACGACTGTTGGCCTGCCCATGATGTGATTGAGCAGTTGGGTCAAGCGTTGTTGGCGTTGGCTGAACAGCATGGTTTGTCTGGCACTTATGTTTATGGGAAGGAGAAATGATGCTGGCAGAAAGATACGTTCATCTAATTACCGGTAAAGATGTTGCCTTGTCGGTCGCTATCGGTGCTGTCGGCTGGTGTGTTGGCCGTCTGATAGAGAGGAAAAGAACATGATTGCTGTTGCCGACGACTACATTGTTCTGGGAATTTTAGCTCCGATAGTTGTGTTGTTGTTCCTCATCAAGTAATATCTGGGTCGCAACCTCTCGCCTCGTTTTTATCTCTCATTTCTCCGAGGCGGGGGGTTGTTTTTTTATTTCGTTCCACCCTCTGTTTGTTGCTCGCCAAGCGACCGCAGGGTTAGCGTCAATAACTTGTGATGCTTGTTGACCGCTTTCGTACAGTCGTACAACATGCACACAGATGTCGTCGCCATCCATCATTTGTTCTTCTTCTTCATCTGACGTTGGCAGACCGTCATGGGTAACGCAAACGGGCGGTGAACACCAGCCTGCCAGCCACCCTATCTTTGCCCAATGCTCAAATGCTGTTTCGTCTAGTTCCATAGTTGTCTCCTGTGTCATCTAACCCTGTGATGATTTGTTTTTTCGGGCCTGGTTTGTTGCGTTCATGTATTCTGCCGGTGCGTATCCGGTGTCGTTCTACTGGTGTGGTGCCACCGAAGATGCCGTAATGATCTTCGATGAGCTTGAATGAGAGTGCGTACTCTAAGCAGTCTTGTTTGACTGGACAGTGCTTGCAGATTGCTAACCCGTATTCTTTCAGTGAGGGGTAGCCGTCTGGTGGGTGGAACCAGTCGGGGTCTGCTCCTTTGCAGGCGGCTTCAGTCATCCAGTCGGGTGTCATCGTCTTTTAACCCTAGCCGTTTGCGTTCTACCCGTCTGTCGTTTGGTGTCATCCCACCCCATATGCCCATGAGTGAGCGTTCTGAGAATTGCACTGCCCATTCAAGGCAGTCTTGTTTGACGGGGCAGGTGTTGCAGATTGCTTTTGCTTCTTGGATTCTTTTTGTTGATGCGCCTTTTTCGGGGAAGAATGTTCCGAGTGATACGTTTTTGCAGGCAGCTTTGTCTCTCCATTTTTCTTTGTCTGGGTCGAAGAAGATTTGTGAGAGGGGCAACCAAACTATGTCTCTGTTTCGTTTCATGTGCAGTATTTGTAAGGGTTTTTTAGGCTCATGTACCAGGGTTGCGCCCAGCATCCGTAGTTTGTTTCGGCGTATTCGGCTAGCCAAAGTGCGGCAACCATGTTGGTGAGCGGGTCGAATAGTTGTTCGGGTTCGGTGATGTTGAGTTCTGTTGTCAGCCATTCGTGGTGTGCTGACCATTGGATTTGGAGTACGCCGTATGCGCCGGTGCCGACAACATCTGTTTGTCCTCGTGATTCGTGGTATGCGATGAGGTCTAGTGTTGGTAGTCGGTCGGTCGGCCATCCAGCTTCAACGGCAGTTATCCACAGGTCTGGGTATCGTGCGGTTTCGATTGCAGGGATCGGCTCAGTGGTGGTGGTCGTAGTAAAAACCGCAGTCGTTGTCGTGGTTGTCGTGTTGCTCGCCTTAGAACGCAATCTAGGGGGGTCTGAAGCGATTGTGGAGGTAGGGGGAGCCACCTCTGTTGGGGCTTCAGTAGTTGCGTTGTACCCAAGCATGGATATGACAAGGAACACTACCCAAGAAATGATTTTCATGGCAGACTCCGGTCAGTATCCGGCTTCTTTAAGTAGACGGGCGAGGTCAGCGAGTCGCATCACGGCGTACTGGTCGCCAGCGTCACCCTTGCCTCGACGTTTTGCTACAACGATGCCATAATCAGCAGAAGCATTAGCACGTTCCACGCTAGCTTCTTCCAGCCACTCCGAGAACGAGAGCGTCTTATGATTCTTACATTCCCACACCAACCCTGGTGTGCCGGTGATGTCTCCGAGGTCATGGGTTCCTGCTAACGCCCTTCGTTCAGCGTGCGGAAATCCGTGTTCGGCAAGCCAGCGTACGACCAGCGTTTCAAATGCTGTCCCTTTTTGTTTGTTGCGGCTCATCTACTTCCTCCATAGTTTTGCGTCGCTTCCCTGCCCCGCACGAGTGCATTGGGGCTGACAGCAACGGTCGGTATGTGGTGAGCGTCTGGCCGCATGTGCGGCACCACCAGTTTACCTTCTTTACGGGTCTTGCCATGTCAGAAGACTTTGAGTAGCCGTTCGTCGCGTGTTTCGTTCTCAATTTCTACACTGCTACGAGATGTAGAACCTGTTGATAGCAGCCGGTACACATGGAGTCGTGCATCAAACTGGTTGAGTCCAGATTTCCGCATACCTTCGTATGCTCTGCGTACTCGCCACATATCTGACGGCAGGACAGCCATGTACGGTGTCCTTCCTTCACGGAACCTGCGGGTGACCATAAAGATTTTGTTCATGTTTCCTCCTTGCCCGTGTCAGAACGGGGCTTCGTCTATCAGTTGTGGTTCTGATGCTGGTGCCTCAACGCGCTCGATGCCACCAAACCTGATTGACAACGAGATGTCGTCAGCCAACACCTGCATACGGGTGACTTCTACACCTTCTTTGTTGGTGTAGGTATCTTCTGTCAGCTTGCCTTCAACAACGACACGGGTGCCTTTGGCAAGTGATACTGCTGCATGTTCTGCGAGGTCACCGAACGCTGTGACTGAGTGCCAGATCGTTTTCTTTTTGTCGTCACGACCTGTGGTGTCGGCAACACTGAACTTCAGGATTGCCATAGCGTTCTGCGAGTATTTAAGTTCGGGTTCACGCCCGACGTTACCGCTGATTTGGATACGGTTCATTTCATTTGCTCCTTGAGTTGGTCGAACGATGCTCTTAACTTGTCAAAGTCTTCTAGCGTTGCGGTGTCAAGGTTATCTACACCGGCATGGAATGTGACTTGTTCTACTGCGAGTCCGGCGACAGCGCAAGCTGCTTTGAATTTGCCGATGCGTGCAGGATCTATTTGATGTGTGTCTGCGACCGGTGCAGGTTCAGGCTTTTTCGCTGGTGCTTTCTTCTTTGGTGCGGGTGCCGAGTCGTCAGCCCATTCTTCTTTGCTCCACAACGACAGGGCAACACCGAAACGCATAGCCCCGTTACGAATAAAGTCAGACACCAACTCTTTCAACAAATCTTGTTTGTTGTGAGGTGCGCTACCGATAGCGAGCCTGGTGTGGCCGAGCAACGTCATCGCTCCAGCCATGTGTGCCATGCCGTTCTCAACACGGTACGCAGGCAAACCGTCGTCGTCAATCTTCAACGGCTTCCATTCCCACAGCGGGTCAATCTCTGTCAGGATGCGGGTGATCTCAGCGTGACCCACATAGTCCAACTTGATGTTGCCCCGAGGCAACTTGCCTACAATCTTGGGGTCAGGCACCGCATACTTGTCTAAAACAAGACGCAGTTTCTCTGCGTTCGGTTCGTCCATTACTTTCCTCCTAGTAACCGCAACACACGGAACGTATTGCTGGTCTGATACTGACTATACAGATCGGGATGTTCCGACGCAAATCTTTTTTGATCGAACCCTGAACGTGACTGCTGTTTCCAGGTGACCGCAAGGTTCCCGCCGATAGTGCCAGCAGTAGAACCATCCAATGCCAACCCAAGTTCGGCTTTCAGTTCGTCCTCGCGTGCCAACACATCTTTCTTCTCTGCCTGCACCACACGCAACTGAGAAATCAACGCTTCATATTCGTCAATCTCACGGGACTCTTCATCTACCGGCAACGCTTTAGCGATGTCCTCATAGGTGTGTTCCCATTCGTCAGGGATAATGCCAGTTGCGATATGCCGACAGAAATCTGACACACGGCCAACATGCTTACCGATGATGCTGCCTTCCATCTTTTGCGTGTACAAATGCAGGTCAAGGGTGCTGTCAAAAATACCCCACAACACTTCATCAACACCTGCACAAGCAGCTTGATGCACCCCTTGCCAAAACCAGTAGGCAGGTAACGGACCGTACCCGTCGATGTCTGCGTGCGGGTCCCATACTTTGCCGTACGTTTTGATTTCAACAACACGATCAGGGTTCTCTTGGTCACCGACAATGCCATCCAATGTGGCGATAAGTGACGCACCCCCGCTAACGACGGTGTACATCACTTCAGGTGTGACAACCTGTTCACCAATCTCGTCAGCCACCCACTGCAAAATGACTGGTTCAAGACGGTTGCCTCGTTCCATAGCCCTGTTTGTTTCAGTGACCTCAGGTTCAGCAGCAAGTTTCTCTGCCGCTAACGCATACTTTGTTTTGAACCGATGCTCGCCATGCACAGCAGCAGCTTCACTTGCTGACACGACAGGGTATCCGGTTTCGTCACGGTGACGTAGCCGTAACCATTCGATTGAGCCATGCTCAGGTTTAGAAATAGTGCTTCTTCTCATGTCCCTCCTTCAGTAGACGCAGATAGTTCTACCAGAAGGGTGTAACAGTTTGCAAACTAAAAGTCTTCGGACATCCAGTTCACAGGAACATTCATGGCTAACGAGAACACAGCCAAAATGCTTTCCCACGGGATATGAATGATATCGCCCACCACTTCGGGTTCTTTGGGTTCACCAATGGTGGAACTAACAAGCGTCAGGTGACCTTCTAAACATTTCGGCCACACCCAGCCGCTACTTAGTACATGCACCTCTTCAGGTTTGTAGGTTGCTGTGTGAGTCCAACTACTATCCCCACCAGCATGAGCATCTTTCCATTGGCACACAACGAGCGGCCAAGTGTTGTCTTCGTCGTCATAGATTTCGCTCATTCGTCCTCGCCATCGTACGGTTCACCATGTCTATCACATTCACGGCACCGACGACCCGTGTTCGCAGGCCACACCTCTCCGCAGAGAGGGCAAGTCAGAAGATTACTCATCAATCACAAGTGTACAACTTGCCTCTGAACCATGCCTGCCCATCATGGATGGGTATTTGTTCGTAAAAGAAGTTGCCGTCACCTGGTTGGAATGTGACTACCGCTGCACCTTGTTGCCAATCCTCAAGGCCGTCGCTGAGAATCGGTCTTCCGTCCAAGTCGAGTGATCCCCGTGTTGAAGGAACTGCGCCGTCCGTTCTTGCGAGCGTGCCAGGGGATGCGGCCATAATAGTTTTGGCTCCGTCCCAGTCTTGTCGGGTACGTTCAGCCCATTCACGCCTGTGGATATGCCCGTAAATAACCGAAACTTTCGAGTCGTTGAGATATTTTGTGGCCGTAACGCCGTTCGAATTAACTTTGTTGCCGTGTATGACTTTGAGTTTTTCGTTGATCCATACAGAGGATGTCGGGTAACCAGGAACAAACTCAACATCATGGTCATCGAAACGACAAAGATAAGGAACGCTGATAACAGGCCAAGAATCAGGGCTGTTACCCCTCCGTATTCCAAACGCCGCTGACGCGTTGTCCAAGACATAGTTGACGAGCCTTTCTTCGTGGTTTCCAGCGAGCATCTGGATTTCTGCGTTCGGCGCGCAAGCTCGCAATTCAGCAGCAAGTGTCGCCATCCTGTCAATGGATGCCTGAGTGCTGTCCGCAAATGCGGGACTCAAACGGTATTTGCCCATCGTCGGAAGATCGAGGTTGTCGCCAACCAAAACAACTTTTTCGGGGTTCAAGTCACGGATCATGGACATGCACAGGCTGATTGCGTCCTCGTCGTGCGTCGGAATAAGCTCGCCGTGTACGTCCCTGTAGTAGCCGATTTGGATGTCGGGCACAATGACAGCGGTCTGCCATCCTTCGGGCTTTGGAAGCCCTTTCACCGGCCTTACAGAGCATTTGACAGGCGCAGCCTGCGACACAGGGTCCCACTGTGGACCATCCTCCCAAGATGGTGACAACTGCACACCAACAAGGTCATGGATTTCTGCTTCGCCC